TACTTGGCTCAATCCTTCAATGGTTAAGAGTCTTGGCGGTGCGGGTCTGCTTGCGGGTGGTCTTCTTTGGGCAGTAATGGACGGAATCAAAGGATTTTTGAAAGCTGATGAGTGGGGAACTTCTAAAGTGTCTTCGGTATTAGGTGGAATTCTTGGTGGAACTGGTGATGGTCTGAAGGGTGCGTTCACTGGCATGGGCAAATATGCAATGATTGGTGCAGGGATTGGGCTACTTGGTGGACCTGTTGGCGTACTTGCTGGTGGTTTGATTGGGGCCGCTATCGGTGGTCTATTAGGTTGGATCGGTGGTGAAAAGATCGCAAACACCTTTGACAAAATAGGTGCATGGTTCTCAGAAAAGTGGGGAGAATTAACAGCAGGGTTCTCAGATGGAGTTTTGGAAGGTATCGGATATTTTATCGGAAACCTAAATGCCAAATTCTTGAGTACTATTGAAGACCTTTGGATAGGAATTAAAGAATTCTTTACTAAAGAGGGATTAAGTAAAGCATGGAAAGGTATAAAGGATTTTCATGAAAAACTTACAGGTTTTATCGGAGAATGGTTGAGTGATGCTTGGGATAACATCAAGAATTGGTGGAAGCGTGGTAAGAAGGGGTTCGATAAAGGGCAAGAAGCTGAGATTGTGAAGGATCTTGAAGAAGAAAGGGTGGCGCAAGCGAAGGCAATTGCTTCTGCATCATCTGGAACTCCATTAATTGCAGTCCCTGAATTCAATCAGTCGGAAACTGAAGAAGCTATTAAGAAGAGTAATGAACTATTGGCTAGGAATGCCGAAGCACAGCAGAAGAGTGCTAAAGAACAATACCTAGCAAGTCAGGAACAGATAGAATTGTTGAAACAATTGGTAGAGAAACCAACACCGCAAGGTGGAGATGGTGGCATCGCCCTTGATATGGGTGGTATAAGAGAGGCTACAACAGACTCGTCACATTCATTTAGATTACAATATAGGGATAGAGGATAAAAATGGCCGAAATAAAAACAGATAAACCAGATAAACCACTTACACCAGAACAAGATGAATACTCAGCAGGGCAGAAGCTTGCAAAACAAGCTGGCGCACGGGTTGCCAACGTTCGCACGTTAGGAGTTGGTGAAGGTAATGTGTATTCCGATTACAGTTGGGGTATAAACGGAGCAGATCAGGATTTCATCAAGGAAATTCCAGTATGTCGGCTTATAGAATATCAGGCAACTGAAGGTCCATTGCTAGAGGATTTGAAATATACAAAGGAACAGGTTGTACGTGCATATAATACTGCTAAGAATGCTGTAATGGAGAACCAATTAGAAGGTGAGAGTGCAGTGGTCAGTCCGTATTTGAAAATATACAGTGGAGCCTTGACTCAGAACATATTCCAATTGCCATTCTTCAATCCATATAACCATATGCTTGGAAATTCATGGGGCGAAGCTAATGCTAAAGAAGGTGCATCGCTAACTGCTCCTATCACAGATGCAATTAAAGGATTTGGAAGTCTATTCCAACGTGGATTGATTGAAAAACGTAGGGTGTGGAAAGGATCAACCCCTGCATCATATTCATTTACGTTCCATTTATACAACACCTTCAATCCGATGGAAGATATTCCAAAGAATTACAATCTAGTTCGGACATTGATCTACAATAACCTACCAGATAGAACATCGTTCGCAACCATGTTGCCACCATGTTATTATACGTTACAAATTCCCGGCGTTCGGTATGCGCCAATTGTTGTTTTGAACATCAGTGTGCAGAATATCGGACAGTTAAATACTAAGAGTATGGATGTTCCAGATTCTAATGGCGAGATTCGAACTATTCAGGCAATTATCCCAGATGCGTATGAGATCACAGTCAACGTGACAGAACTTCACAATGAAACACGAGAAATCTATGATAGTGTGTTTGATTATCAAAAGGTTAATGTTGTAAATGTTGTTGGTGACGTAACTAGGAAGGCATCAAGTGCCACTGATATTGCAGTCAATCAGGCTAGAGGACTATTTTAATGAAGAGAAATGATATTGCAGATATTAAGGAAAAGATATTCTTCCAGAACTATGAGAACCTGTTCAAAGTATACGGGACTACCGATGGAGATTATTTCTATAATATATTAAGGAAAGTAAATATCCCTGACGAAGTTGATAGTAGATTTTTCTTCAATTATACCGTAAAACCGGGAGATACGTGGACATTGCTGGCTCATAATGTCTATTCTGATGTTAAATTGTGGTGGATTATTTGTGTGGCGAATAATATACAGAATCCATTATTGTTTCCTGAGCCGGGAACAGTTCTTAGGATCTTCACCCCAGACATCACCCAGAATATTTTAACAACGATTAAAGGCGAGTAATGGAAGAGAATATTTTAACATTAAATGATACTAAGTATGTGTTCAACATTACATTATCGAACTCATCTGGCAGTATTCAACTTCCAAAGATTTTATTTACCGCATTAGAGATTGAGGAATCATTCTTGAACTGGGGATTCCGTGGATATTTAATCTACGATAATAATTTTGAACAATTGGAACGCTATAAGGAAAAGAAAGATGTGAAGAACAGTGAGTTTTTCTATTTCCGAATGGATGGAACCGACCAGATCACCATTGACCTCACTCCGAAGATGGAAGCGAACACTGATAAGTCAAAGAAAGCCCTTGAGCATTTTCCATCAGAGAAGATGTTCTTGAAGTTTGATGGTATCGTATATGATACTGAAGATTTGACACGAGGTGGTATTGACAATAAGCTTAAGAAGATATACTTCTGGGATTATAATTACAATCTTGCATTGAATTCTAATCTGCGTGTGTCTACTGGTGAGTATTTGTCCAACAAGAATAGTACTGCTAAGAATGAAGAACCTAAAGATGTTCCTAATTTAAGCAATGCAGATCGTAGTGTACCTAATAGTGAAATCGTAAAGTATATCCTAGAGACTAAGATGAATGCTCCAGTATCTGACGATTGGGGTATGTGTGCGAACAAATCATTTTACGTATCTCCACCATCTTCAACAGTTTTAAACGACTTGGATACTCTATTAGGGGGTTGTATAAATCCCGGTGGGTATCCAGAGTACTTCTACTTTGACAGATTTGAGCGAGAGTTTAAACTGGTGGGATATGATGCAATCTTTAAAGGATATAAAGACACCTTAAGGGAACGTATGAGATTCACCGACCCTACTAATCCGAATAACGGTATCGTACCTTTTAGAAGCGATGGGAATAATACATTTGAAATTCCAAGTATCAGCAATATCCTAACATATAAGTACAATAAAATGTCAGGGGCTGATAGCATCTCCCAGATCAATAGTAGATTGCTTTCAGGATACGATGCTGAAGGTGGCAGATTCTTAACAAACATTGAAGATGCCCATATTGAGAATGTTAGAACACTCTACACTAAGTTGCTAGATGGGTTTACTCAAGGAAATAGATCTCCATTGTTGGTTTTGAATGAACGTAAAATTGAAAACTACAATGTTATTGAGAAATATGGGCTACAACCTACCTCTGTTGTTATGCAGACGATAGAAGCTTCGTTGATGTTGAACGATTCGTTGGTAATGGACACTTTGGGACTTCCGTATAGGACACCGGGATCGTTTGTGGAGATTTACTCTGAAACAGATACCCAAGGAATCTGGGAAGATAGGTTCTTAGGCACTTGGTTCTTGGTTGGTGTTACTCATAGTATTACAACCAGTACTTATACCAATAAATTAGTGGCAGTTAAGCCTAATATGTCTGATGCGTTTAAGTATCCAGATGGAACAGAGCAAGCCAAACAGAAGATTGAAACAAAGGACGTTAATAGATAATGAAAGATCATACAATATATACCGGAATAGTAATTCAGAACAACGATCCAGATAAAATGGGTCGAGTTAAAGTTTACGTGCCCGGAATCACAAACACTGTTTATGATAATTGGAACAATACTATTGAGAATAAAGAGTTCTCGTTTATTGATGGCAGTCTTTTGGCTATTCTAGAACAGCTTAAGGAAGACCTTCCGTGGTGCGAGTGCGCTCAAGGGCTTATGGGAGGTGGTACGACCCAACTTAATGATAAGGAAACGCCTATACCGCTTGTCAGACCGTCTGATGATAAAGTAGCGAGTCCACCTATGGATGCCTTTGATAAATCAGTGTACACTCCCGGCGATTATTCGGGAACTGCTGGTGGTCATTATACTATTCCTAACGTGGGTACTCACGTATACGTCATGTTCAAGCAAGGTAATACAAGCTTCCCAGTTTACTTTGGAACGGCTCACAGTAAAGCAGAGTGGCAGGATGTCTTTAAAAAGGATTATCCTACTGATTATGAGAACTCAAACGTTGCTTCGGAACCTTATCAGAACAAGCATGTAATCAATACTAACAAACACACTTTGGAATTTATTGATACGGACGATACCGAAGAGATTCGCATGTCACATTTCAGTGGATCGAACATTCAGATGTTGAATGATTACAATTCTACCTATGCAGTCAAGGACTCTTACGAGTTAGTTGAAGAACATAAGTATGCAACTGTAAAGAAAACATCAAATACGAATGTTGGAGAAACGGTGAATCTTGAAGTTGGTCAGACTATCAACGTTGTTGTTGGTGGTGGAACTACTATTGTTGTAAATGGGGATGGAAGTATCACGGTTGATGCAAGTACTTCGTTAACCATCACAACTCCTACCACAAACATTAATGGTAATGTGAATGTAGATGGTGATGTAAATATTACAGGTACTTCTACTGCGTCAGTTGACCACGTATCCGCAGGGATATCTGGAGCAACACATACTCACGAGTATATTACACCGCAACATCCTGCTGGACCTGCTCCAACAGCACCACCAAGTTAACAAAAAAGGCACTCTTAAAATTAAGAGTGCCTTTTGTTTTTATCGCTTAACGGATACTTTGGTAATCTCATTAACTGGCTCAATGCCAAAATTAACAAGATTGGTGATCAACACCTCGATACTGTTAGTATCAATTGCCAGACGGCCCGGTATATACTGACCTCCGTCAAATACTTCAAAGAAGCATCTTGATGTTGGGGCAATTCCTTCTGCCTCACCGTTATTTGCGTAACAAGTACACATCAGACTCGCACCTTTCGGATTGATGATAATCGTCCACATACGTGGATCAGATTTTGAATAAGCGGCGAATAGACGCTCAACGTGGTATCCACTATCACGTAGACGCTTGATGAAATATGCTTGTTTTGCTAGTTTGTTCTGCATTTTGTATTCCTTGGGTTGTTATTATTTACTTACTTAAAGTTGGTAAGATATATCTTACTCGTCCTGCTTCATCAATCAGGTCAAAGATCGTGAATCCTCGTTCAGAATTGAAATACATATAGATATCACTATCCTTCTGAATATTCATTTTCCTAATATGGTCAATGTCGCAAATAAGTTCCTTACTTATATCTTCTCCGTCATAATCATCACTTAATTTAATAGTGATAGAGTCAGAGTTTATGATAACCTTATTCGTGATATCACAATACAACCCACTTCCATCATCATCAGACTTCGTGTAGAAGTATAACTTAACATCATCACTCTTGATAAATGATGATGCTTTTAAGATATCATAAAAAATCTTCACTTTCAAGGGGGTGGACGTATTAAATTTGATATTTTCAAGCTTGTCTTTTTTCAGCTTCGGTTTCGGGATCACTCCGTCCTCCGTAAGACCGAATTTGAACTTGAATTCGTCAGATTTATACTTGATATGTGCGTCACGTTCTACCGTCATATCAATCGTCTGACCTTTAATACAATTCAATACTGACGTAAGCTTGGAAATGTCCTTAATGTTAAGATCGATTTCATCGTCTATGTCAGTATCTACGTTATATTTGGTATAAATGATGATACCACCCGATGCAACTGTTGCAATGGATTCAATATGATTCTCATTAATTGTGAGAATGCAATCATCTACGATTCTACTAAGAGGTTTTAAGATCTTAGCGTTTAGAACGGAGGTGTCCAATGTCATTTTCATTGCTTATCATCCTTGTGTTTAATCGTTTTAGTTCAATTTTCAATATGTTTAAATCTTTCTTCATTGAAACGGTCAATTTCTGCTCTTTTTTGAGATCTTCCTTGAGGCGTTTAACGTCACTCTTAAGCTCATCTATCACTCTATTAGGGTCAGGTTTGATCATTGTCGCTTTCCTCTTTTGATTTCGTATCACCTTTGATCAACTCTATCAACATCTGACGGTTCTGAACCATTTCTGCCATTGCACTATCCATAGCTTTTATGGAAATGTCAAATTTCTTAATCATGTCAGAAATCATAGAAAATTGGAACAGATCAAAGTCCATCTCTGGAGATGGGGTTGGTATTGGAGCCGATGGCTCAACTGTGCGTTCCCTTGGATTATCGTTAAGATTCTCAAGTTGTGATTGCACATGTTGTTGTAGTTCCTGCGGTACAGGAGCGAAGTCCACAGGACGTTCTTGGGGCATTTCTGGCAATTCCATACCATCCATGTCCACCTGTCCTAGCGGTTTTGATTTGGGCATGTCAATAAAGTCCATACCTCTTAATAAATTTGGTGCTTTACCTTGCATTTTTCTCGGTTTGTCAACTCCTGCCATTTCACGTAAATTAATTTTATCAGCATGGGCATTACTGCCCACACTGGAACCATCAATATCCCGCAAACCAGCCTTAGTAAAACCTGCCAAAGCTAGTAAATCCAAGTCTGGTTTGTTTTTATCGGGCATTGTTAATCCTATAGGTTATCCAATTCTGCAAGGATGTCCTCTTCGTCAGCAGGAGAGTCAAAATCCATAGGAATGTCTTCCTCTTCTTTATCTGCTTTTCCTACAAGTTCATCAATTGCATTTACACCCTCTTTGACAGGCTTAGAAGGTTCTTCTTGCATTTCACCCGCACCGTAAAGTGCATTTTCCAACATGTCTTTCATCTCATCCTGAGTCTTCCGAACCAGAAGTGGATCAAAGTCATGAATCTGCGCCACAGCATCGTCCAAACTAATGGAAACAGCCGATGGCACTACGAATTTCGAACGGTCATAGTTCGGGAATCCTGCCTTATTCTTCTCCACCTTAATACGAAGGTTACAACCCTCTTTAGTGAAGTCCATCATACGACCACCGATTTCCTCGGCATCATCGCCCTCAATTGCTTCATCGATAATCTTCTTAATCTGACGACCAAATCCGAAGATCTTAACAGTGCCGTTATTTTCTTCATTTGTAGGGTCATCTACAACATACACGTTTGAGTAGTAGCGTTCTTTACGAGCCAAGTTCTTTGACAACTCTTTCGAGGCATCATCACCCTTGTTCCATAGACGGAAACGCTCTGTGCAGATCGGGCAGTCTTCACCGTATGTCGTAGGACAAACCGTGGACACGTAACGACCATCCGTTGAGCTAGTCCAACCGTGTAAGTAGTACTGGAAGAACGTTTTTGACACATCCTCAGTGTCAGGTACGACACGGACAATATAAGTATTGTCAGGAGTGGTCTTCAAGACGTTTTTGTAACCGCCTTTTTTGTTATTATTCCAAGTTTCTTTCAATTTCTCGAATAGTGGGTTTTTATATTCATTTGCCATTTTGTTTCTTTTCCTTGTCTTCTAGACTATGTATCTTTAGTATTTTTCTGTAGTATTATTATTGCTTTTTTTACTATTGCTCTCGCCTTTACAGAGTTCAGGTAATCACCTTTGATCTTATAAAAACGATCTTCCAGATCACCCAAGAGGAGTGACCTGTGTTCTTCTTCTATGCCCATAATCATATCATAAATAATATCATATTCAAGTAGGCACAGCAAACTAATTTTCTTTTCTGCATAATGTTTCATCCACTCATACGTAAACCCTTTCTTATGATTGAGATACGTTTCATATGAGATTTTATTGTCCATGCAGAATTTTAAAATAAATTGGAAGGAACGCTTAATGAAGTCTAATTGATGTTCTTCATCAGGATTACATAGTTCCTTAATATTCATGTATTGTTTATAACAACCCAGTGCTTTCATTGATCCATAGAACTGGAGTGTATAAACCTTATCCTCATCATCAAGCTCATACACCTTATAAGGTGCAATGAAGTAATCATCAAGTGAGATATGAGGGCAAGATTTGAACAAATTAGAGATTTTGCGTATATGTGGGTAATTTGGATTTTTCTCAAAATCTTTAAAATCTTTCCGCAACTTATATGGTTTATCTTGAGACTGTCTTAAGGTCTTCAAATACATATTATATACGCTTTTCTCTAAATTTGTTATCATAAGTTAAGTTTCTTAATTCTAGTTTTAATAAATTTTGATTCGCTAATGGATGGATATCGAATTAACAGTTCCCTGTACAATTCAACGTCATCATCACACCCACAAATACTCTTAAATATTTCCCTGATGGTATCGTTTTCAACAATCTCAACAAAGAAGGTGGTTTTAGTAAGCTTTTTATCCTTTACCAACCAGACCAAAGTGACGAATTTTCCGATAACATCATCCAACTCTAACTCTTCAATCGTATTGTAAGGATTGTACGCTTGCAGTCTACCCACATCGTTTTCAATTCTAGACATATTACATGAACGCCTTTGAGAAGTCAAGAAACTTCTCTGTATATCTTCCTCCTGCACAATTCTTCATTGCTCGACCACTAATCATAGTCTCACAGAGTTTGTGCATGTCCACCGTAACGGAATCATCTTTTCGGACACTGATAAAGCCATTATGTAAATCCACTAGAAAGACCATCTTAGGCGAAAGCTTCTTAAAAAGCAAGTCTAAAATTTCATGCTTATGATCCATGTCTGGAACGATGGCTATATACACGCCTTTATTCCGTTTATGCTCATAGGTTTCCAACCTTTTATACGTCATTGCAAGTTTCTTAGAATAGTGGCTGATGATGGTATTTTCCTCATCAGTATAATCTTCTAATCCGTCTGCAAATCGGTCATAAAATGCCGAAAGCTTGTTTCTTCCATAGCTGAAAACAGCGTTCAATTTCATCACTTCCTTCTTAGACCCACCATCAACATATAATGAGTGGATTGTATCCACAAATTTCTGCCGTTTTTCGGTCAAATTAGATAATGATCTTTTAAAGAACTTTTGAATCAAATCTGTCGTAGTGACAGAAACGTCAACTTTACCTTTATACTGCATTTCTAAGGATTCTGCCTTAGAGAAAATCATCGTTTTTTCGTCTATCTCAAAATCTGGAACCATGTTGAGAATGAACACTTTTGAATAATCATCAGGATCGAAGTTTTCGTACTCTCTTCTAAGGTTAAAGATATTTGTAACAGAATGGTCAATTTCAACAAGTTCACCAAATGCCCATTTTATCAGCATAAGGGAACCTGCTCCATCGAGGTCATTGTTAGTAAATACTTTTATCTTTTTCATATAACTATTTACCAAATAGTCACGAAAGTCAACTACCCAATCTCTAAACTCCGTAGTGAAGATTCAGCATCATTAAGGAAATTCTCAATTTCACCATTATCGTCTTCTTCATCGTCTTGAAACTGTTCAACGTATAACGTATCCCAGTCAATGTTTAAGCACTTGGTTCCGTAATTATCTCCATATCTGTTCTTTTGTATGCCGATATTGATCATCCCATTTGCTCGGTCTTCTTCTTTTGAGTAAACAGCGATTTGAACGTCAGCAGTTTGTGCAGTTCCGATACTTTCGGAGGTGGTTTCAATGCCGGGATTTTCAACATTGAATGCTTCACGACCCAACTGAGTAGCTGTGATTACTGGACATCCGAAAATGTATGATAATGCACGTACTTCTTCAGTAATTGTCTTAATATCCGCATATGATTGACCTGTTGGATTGTTCGCACAAAGCAAATTTAGATAGTCAATCACGATTGCATCTGGTGTAAAGTTCTTACGCTTCTTTAATTCGTTTAAATAGTTGCGAATTCCTGCAACCTTTATTGAGTTGTTCGGGAATTCTTTGATCATCAGCCTATTATCATTAGCTTTAATATGCTGTTTACAGTATGCTACAACGCTTTCACGCTCCTCACTAAGTTCTCTTATGGGAATTCGTGCCAACTGTGCTGTAGTTCTGGAGGCGTAGATGTCCTCCGACATTTCTAAAGTGATTACTGCTACGTTTTTACCTGCTTTGACCATCTGAACTGCGCAATTACCAAGCATGATAGACTTACCTGCATTGGTTGCACCACTGAATACGTATAAGGCTTTACCTGCTTCCCTATATCCACCACCAAGTTTCTTGTCTAACCATGAGAATCCAGTTGAAATGTAAGATTCTCCAACATCCAACCTATCTGTGAACTGTTCAATATCATTGAAGTAGTCCATTCCCAAGTTTGTGTTGAGTGAAATACTACATACTGAGTCAAAACGACCCAAAACTTCCATTGAATTGTTCTTAAGGTCAAGTTGGTTATAGTTGTTAACTACATCCTCAAGTACTAATTCAAACCCACGCTCCTTAATGAAGGTTTCCGTGTTCTCAATTAGCTCATCTTCACCATATTCACCCAATTGTCTGAGGGTTGATTGTACGTTTTTAAACGCCAACTTAATCGAACTATGTTCGAAGTAAACCTTTAACTCATCATTGGTCGGTATTCTTGCTCTCTTATCGTAGAATAATTTGAAAACGCTGAATATCTTCTTAACATCAACATCCCTGAAATATTCAGGGGATGTGATGTCTATAATAGAAGCTAGATAAGCTTCATTCTTGAAGCAATTATCTAGTATCACGTTTTCAAAGAAATCTAGATCTATTTTATTAGTCTTCGTCAACTTCTAAGCTTTCCATTAGTTCCGTTGTTTCTTTACTTCCGAATCCAAATTCCTTCTGGATGATCGGGTCGAGTATAGGAAGAATTGTTTCTTCCCATAGTTGTGCATTCCCCACAATTGCCTTCTTATAACCAAGGGCAGATCCGTCTGAAAGGGTGTATGACCTGTTGCCTTCAATGACACCAAGATCTTTACCGATCTCAAACATACCGTGGTAACGCTTTAATCCTGTTGCATAGTTAATACTCATTTCAGCCTTCAGGAATGGACGGACGAAACGTTGTTTTACACACTCAATTGGGAGCAATGCACCCTGATTTCGCATCATAGTTCCCGTTTCTTCAGTCTTTTCTTCCTTTCTACGCATCATGACAATTGCTGATGAGAAGTACCAAGGGGCTTTACCTCCGGGCATCTTCTGAATAGCACTAGGCATAAACGCTGAAGGATCATCATAACAATGATTACTCCAAACAAACGGTATTCTATACCTTGAACACTTCGTTGTCAAGCCTTTAAACAAAGTTCGTAGAACTCTCGCTCTAGTTCCCATGTCCATAGCATTATGACCCTTCAATGCATCATCAACTTCCTTCTGACACTGCAATCCACCAATCGAATCCAATATAATGATGAATTTTACATCACCACTGGCTAGATGAGTTGCATATTTTTCAATAATCTGGATGATTTTATTGCGAATTGTCTCAATAACATCTTCCTTAATCAAGATACAGTTTGAAATATCAATACCAAATCCTGATGCACGACCATCCCAAGTACCTTCTGTGTCAATTACTATCGGAATATAACCTTTCAATTGTGCAGATGCGATTGCTTTTCCGATTACGAACGATTTGCCACATCCACTAGGTCCATAGAACCCAGTAATATGACCTTTCGGAATCCCACCCTTGGTGGAACCCGAAAGAATTGCATTCAGACTTGCAGAACCTGTATCCAAAAAGTCATTTTCAATGTCCATTGGTTCAGATTCTAAGGTTGAGATAGCGAAATCCTCATCCTTTGCGAAGTCCTTAAGAATGTCTAGGGCAGAAATCTTGCCCTTACTCATTACCTGCTTCCTCATCAAACAAATCTACAACTTTATCAGTGCCTCCAGCGTCAACCTGCGTTGGAACTGGCTTGAAAAGCATTTTATACTGCATAGTAATCTGCTTATTCATGTCTGAGATGTTGGTTTGCGTAATCTGAGTTTTCTGGTACTCGAATTCACACACCTGATTCTGATCTTCCAAAACTTCACGGAAGAATACTGGAATCAACTGAAGGGTCATCTGACCGTCTTGATTCGGCATAGCATTTACGATAACTGGGTTCTCTACTGTAATAGTAGTATCGCTATCAGCGATTTTCACACCCGCAATTGTACGGCTAACACCGTCCAAAAATACGATAATTTCATTTTTCATGTTGTTCTTTTTCCTTAGTATACTGATGGCTTTTTTTGTGTTAATGAGTCATCCAACATTAAATTATTTTCTAACTAAACTCTGAGATTATGTCACATTCATAGTTTTTAGTAGGATCTGTCGCATTCCACGACACCGCATGGAACATTCTTTCAACTACAGTATGAACATGTTTCAAATAAAGCTTTCTGTAGTCTGGAGACATCCCGAATTCAGGAGGAAGTACGTCTTTAAATCCAACATATTCCAATCCGAAGCGGTTTTTAGCCACATACAAAATCTTTATCTTATCACCAGATTTTATCTTCTCATATTGCTTACCCAAAGTCAAGTGATCAATCATGTTATTATACAGGAGCGATGCCTTACTGTTCTGTGGAGTTCCCTTTCCAATCTGGAACCCCGTAGAATTAGGTGCATACTTCTTAAGATCTTTCACACTCTTCCTTGTAGCCAACGTTTCTGGTGATAATTTACAGAAATCGGCGTAGGTATCAACAACTGATAGGTTAGAAGTTGTCAAATCTTTTGAAATGATCATCGTTTGGATGACTTCTTTCATCATATTCTGAACTTCTTTCGCATATGTTGAACTTACTACTTCCAATCCAGTGTATGAGAACTCCTTCTTACTTCCCACAGGCACTGCAATCCCTTCATTATCCACAACCTGAACCACATAACGCTTTTTAGCATTCATAAAGATGCCACGTTTTGAGATTTTTTCACGAGCAAACATGAAACGAGGATCAATCGAGTTTAAAGTCCCTCTAGCCCACGATTCAAGATGCTTTGTAATGGCTCCATCAGCAGGATTACCTTCTCCACCAAGCTCCGTGATGATTTTCATAGCCTCGTCAGTGATCTTCATAGACTTCCCAACTATTCGTTCTTCACTCTCAAGCAGTTTAATACCTAAATGATCAAATAATGGACGCAATGTAATGTAAATAGAGTCTGTATCACCGTAGATCAACAGGTCATCATCACAATTATACACCTTTTTGATGTAGTTTTTCACTGCAAGACTAGCTTGTAGGTTAGATTCTTGCCCTGTAAGCGTAATCGAAGCGGCACAATCAAGGTCATATAGGCAAGAATGATGGTTTCCGAACGTTCCGTAGATGGAATTCATCAAAATCTTGAGTGTATATTGCATTGTATCCTCTTCTTGAACACGTTTTGAGAGTAAATCATACTCTTCTGTACCAGATTTTAGCTTACTAATAGCACGTTCATGCTTTTTCTTCTTTTTCTGGGACACAATACGGCTAGAATATATATCCTCAATGATGCTTGGGATAATTCCCTTAACATTTTGAGAGAATAAAGTTCCATGCACCGATCTACACACCTGATTCTTCACCAGCCAAGCTTTGAACTCATCATTCTTAAGCTTAAATTGCTTTCCACGAACCGTGGTTACAAAAGTAAAGTTATCATCTGAAGTACACTGTCCAAGTTTTGTTTCTGGAGACAGATTCATTGTGATAATCGTGTTTGGATACAGGGATTTCGCATCAAAAGATGCTACGTCATCAGCAAACCCATTTTCAGGGAATCGAACCAGACCTCCCGGAGGTCTTCCACCCTTTTCATACTGAAATGTAGGGATTGTTAGACCAACTTTACGTGCCTGTAGTGCGAATGCTCCTGCGACCACGTTATTAGTCGCTAAAGCCTTCTCAAACTTCGTTAACCCTTTGTATGCAATCATCCTGCAAAGCTCTAGGAAGTGCAATTCTGCCTCCATTAAGACCATAATCTCAACGTCACGGATGTTATACTTTACAAAGGTATCCCAATCATCATTTGCAAGCTCGGCAAGCGAACCTTCATGATCAATTTTAGGCATTCCAACTTCCAATTCACCAATGTAGCCAAGAGTATAACTCTCACGTTCGTTTCTTGAGAACTTTTTATAAGCTTTAAGGTAGTCAATACAAGATACACCTTGAATACTCCACTCTGTAATTGGATTATTGAACCTGTCAAGCTTTTCAACTGACCAAATTCGTCCTGTAGGTGAAAGTTGGTTGGCATATTTGTCTCCGAAGAGTCTTTCCATGCGATTTACGATGTATGGAATATCAAAACCATCTCCATTCCAGTTCGTAAGAACGTCTGGGTAGTTTTTAGTCCAATATTTCATGAATTCACGGAATAATTCCGGTTCACTACGGCAATGTTTATAAATTACATCATCACGATCCGATGTGTACTTATCAGTACCCCAAGTGCGGTACTTTTTCTTGATAGTATCATAAATTGTGATCAAGTTTACTGGATGTTTAGCATCTTCAGCCTTCGGAAACTCGTCAGGTGAGTATACTTCGATATCCAAGTAGAAAACTCGTAGATCATGCTCCACAAAAGCGGATTGATCAGGTAGATCACCATATTTTTCAATTAAAAATTGCTGTTCTGGTGGAAGATTGTTAAAGATTCTCTTCATTCCTGAACTCTGAACGAACTTTCTCCGATCAAATTCAGTTTCAAACTCCCTTATCTTCAAAGGGGTCTTGAATATGCTTGAACCATCTTTACCATTCTTATGTTCAAAGTATATATGGGGCTTGAAGGGGATTGTTTTTTCAACACGATTACCCGCTTCATCCCAAGTCCACAATGTTACTGCTCTTTGTCTGTTATTATAAACTATATTTCTATACATTTTCCGCTATACGCTCATTGTCGAGGGTTAATATCGTCAACCTATCTATAAATTTTATGACTTCCTTAAAGTCGCTGAAATTATATGTCCTGATGCCGTGTTCCTTAGTAAAGGTTGTTATTACAAATCCATTACTAGTTGGTTGGATATGAATGTGATTATGATCCATTCCAATTCTACCTTCTTGATCCATGGAAGAGAGGGCATCTCCCTGCCTTCCATAAGGTGAGTATACTGGGGTTAGACTAGTGTCGTAACCCCCTGATCCTACTGGGGGGTACGCCCCAGTAACTGGTGATGGGATACTATTTGTTTTCATACTACTCATTATTTCTCCTGATTATAGTACAAGTCCGTATATTCATCAAGGTGATCATCTAACCACATTGTTTCTGCATACGATCTTGACTGCTTAGACATCTTAGCATAATATTTCCGATCTGCAAGTAGTTTCTGCAATTTATTTATCATGTCCTTGCCGTCACTGAAGCGAATCGGTGCTTCCTTATACGTTACCAAGTCCTGAAACACGCCGGGAATGCCAAGACAAGCAGACTCCAAGTACTTAATGTTACTCTTTGCCCTATTGAATGTGCAATCCATCAGAGGTGCAACCACTGCATTGATATTTAGATCCTTAATCATTGTAGGATAGTTCATGATCATCGTCCATTTATGGTATTCCATCTCTCCACTCTTCACATAAGGGTGTAGATAGTGTGGAATTGATCCTAAGAACACCCACTTGATGTCTTTTCTTGATGCGATAATGGCATCTTTAACATGAGAGAAGTCATCATCATGACCTTTCTGCTCAACATCGAAGTGATTTCCTGATCCAGCATACAAAACCCTTGGACGTTTCTTACTATCATCATAATTCTTCATCACCTGTTGGGTGCTATAGTGTCCATCAAACCACATTTTCGCTGGCATGTTGGGAATAACTTTGATATTAGCATTGTCTAAGTGGCTCATGTAGTAATCTTTCATGAAATCACAGGTAACTGTAAGCTCATCGCAAGTATTCATCATCTTTAATGTAGAAGCTAAGATTTCTTCACTATTAAATGCGACCTTTGCCTTATTGAAATCGGGAATATCCTGCTTGAAAATGATATCATCAATCTCATAGATCAATTTAAACCCGTGTTTCTTACTAACACCTTTAATATGATCAAGGAAATGAGCATGTTGAGGGCTTGCCTGTCTCTGCAACCGCACACTGCGTATGTCTGCGTAGAATTGAGGGTCGGGAATCAGCTTGTGCATTCCAGTAACCACACCTTTCTTACTATAATTGATCATAGTTTCAGGCATTTGCATTCTCCACCAACCACATCCACCAAAATCTCCGTAATAGTTTACAGCATTGTTGGGTTTATCAGCCTTTTCAGGCTTTGCCATAGTTTTTGGTCTGTTAAATTGTGGGATTTGTGCGTTTTGTGGGTTTACACCCATTGGCAATCCGTTAACTCCTATCATATTATTCATTTAATTTCCTTGATGAACGTAAAATCGTTCCTTTTCTCTAACACAATCTCATTATCAATGAGATCTGACATCTTTCCACGATGGGAAATGATGTATGTCGGGGTATTATCCGACTTATCTTTTAATATTCTCAACACTTTCTTTCTACCACTCTCATCGATGGACGAATCCAAGATTTCATCGTAGAAACCTAACTTAATATCAAGACCGCTCTGATCTTTGAGGATGTCTTGGAACGTTAGAAGTATGGCGAGGTCAATGCGTTTAGATTCTCCACCAGAGAATGCATCATAGGACTTTTCGACACCATTTTTGTTGTAGATTGTCTCCGTGAAATACTCATCAAATTCACAAGTAACAGGAGAACCCAAGTCATCTAAATAACTATTTAGCTTCTGGTTCAACAAATTCTTCAGTTCTTTTATGATAATGCTTTTGACACCTTCTTCAGATAAAATAAACTTACAAACATCAAAAACTTTATGCTCTTGGAAGGCAACGACATACTCTCCATCAAGGTCAGTAATTGCCGTTACGGTCTGCGAAATTAAATCAGAAAAATCTGAAACTTCCTCACGTTTTGCAAGAATTTTATCCTTATTCTGAGCATATGAAGTCTTCAATGTGGCTATGTGAGACTTGATTGTCTTGTTTGAATCCACAATGGATTTCATTGATGCAAGACTAACCCGAATCTCATCACGTTCTTTAGTCAAAGCCTTCTTCTTGTCTACAATTTTACTCTTTTTATTTGCTAGATCAATACGACCAGCCGTTAAATCTTCAATTTGCTGTTTTCGGTCAGCTTTCAACTTCGCAATCTCATCGGCATCATCATATTTTCGATTACATGCATAGCAAACCTCTGAAGCCTGATCAATTGCCTTAACTAGATCATCAATTTCACGGTTACGCTCTGAAAGTTGAATCTCAACCTTAAGATTTAAGGCATCTACCTTCTCAAGACGTTCAGCGAAGTCGGAAAGACTCTCAATCAACTCATCAGTTGGCGTTTCTTCCTTGAGGGTTGATGAAAGTTGTTCAATTTTCTTAACATCTTCACGCATTTGACCTTTAAGAAGCTCAATATACTCTTCACGGTTAGCCTCAAAGGTACTATCTTTATCCTTAAACTGGACAAGTCTGGAATTTTCATTACCCAACTGGGCTTGAAGGTGATCCTTTTCCTTCTTACTGTCATTATATCCAGTTCGGCTATCTGCAAGCATCATAGAAATGATTTCAAGGTTGAATATTCCTTCAATGAACTTACGTTTATCAGCTTTCTTCTGCGAAAAGAACGAAGCACTCTTACCAATAGACATTACAATAGCCTGTTTGAAGAGTTCTTTGGAAATTCCCAAGACATCCTGAATCGCTTTGTTTGTTTTAGGGATGGATGATAGTGTTTTATCAGTTCGCCCGTTCACTTCAAAGCGACAATCGGATGGTTTTAACATTCTGATGATCTTATAATGATCATGATGAGTCCCATAGTCAATTGAGAACTCTAATTCAACTTCACACTTCTTTTTATTCTTATCGTTTACGATCTCACCCATCTTAAGGTCTTTGATCGTTTCATTAAACAATGCAAAGAAGAGTCCATCGCAAATCGAGGACTTTCCTATTCCATTTTTCTCATCAGGTTGATCTTTATTATATCCAGTAATAAGATTCAAACCCTCTTGGAACGTTAATTCCAGAGGGCTTGCTCCTATAGACAGAAAATTTGTCAACTTTAATTTCTTAAAGTGTAAAGTCTTCATCGTTATCTTTCATCGCCCTATAAACTTCTACCCTTTCTTCAATCTGCTTGTCATGTTCAGGGTCATCATCAATATATTGTTCTTTGAATGCTAATGATTGTGGGTGATATGGGTGAATCAAGTCTGTAGTCGGCTTACTCATTACTCTGATTCCCTTCTGTTCAACCATTTTGTAGAAATCTGAATCCTCAAATCCATATCTCCAATACTCAGGCATCCTTCCAAGGTCTTTGAACATCTGTTTATCAATGATCATATTACCAACACCGCAAGAATAACGGAAGTGACCTTCTTTATTCACAATATATTTCGGAATTGGGAAGTAAACTCCACCATGAGCAACAACATCCATACCTTCACCGACAGGTCTTCTGGAATTCAGAAGCATATCAGCATCCATTAGGAAGATTGTATCACCCATTGCATGTTCTACTGCAACATTGACTCCGTGACCCTTAGAGAATCCCTCTTTATCAATAGTAACAATCTTATATGGGTTCTGACAGACTTTAGGCATCCACTCATGTAGGGGCCAGTCGGTTGATTGCCAATCTGAGATCACAATTTCAACCTTGTCCCTCCTTGAAAACTGTTCTCCAATACTCTGGATACAGTTAGGTAGAAGTAGAAGTGGGTCTTCTAAGTTTTCCCACTCTACTCTGGAACGGTTTTTAACCGTGATGCATATGGTTAAAATATCATTAGCCATTATCCATCCTCTACGGTATCATTTTCTGATAGACATGTTATATCGTTAATCAAGCAGATAACACTCTGTGCATCGGAATATTCTTTATTAGAAACGTGTTCGTCAAACTTCACGTACAATGCTTTAATTCTTTCTATATTACTCATAATTATTCTCCTAATTTATCCTTTAACTTCTTAAAACACTTTGGAATATTATCCATGGCATCCATTGGGATGATGTGTTCCATTAATTTACTGTTGCTAACCTTAATATACTTACAACCTTGGTTGGATATTATGGGAGCAACCCCGCTTATTTCTAATTTTTCACAAATTTCAGCTTGGCTGATAAATCCACCAGAGGCTATATTATAAATTCCGTACTGTTTACTCTTAAGAAGGGCAATGACCCCACGTATAACATCGACTGTCCATGAATAACTCTCTTCATTCTTACTTGGAGTTGTGTTCGTAATCGCACGGAATAGTGCATTCTCCTTTACAGGCTCATCATTGAACATATTCTTGGTTCTGATGATTAAACTTTTCTTATTACAGGAACTTTCCCCCATGATCTTACTAGCACCGTATGATTTATCGGCACATATCTTAGATATTTCAGTGCAAGCACCTTCTTCATTTAAGAAGCAAGTCCCATCACAATCACATATCACACTCTGATATAGATCCGCAGTTGAAATATGAACATATCTCTTATTCTTACTCTCACAGAACTCACTCAATAGAAATGGAAGGTCTATATTGCATTTTTTCATATTGGATAGACTGATATTACCATCATCATCACACCTATAATCATGAGTGTTGACGATCACATCAAAGTCTAACACATACTCAATCTTAAAGTCTAGAAAGTGTCCATCGAGAACTACATAATCTAATCTTTCAAAATCTTGGGCTAAAATTCCATTTCCTAATACGCATATCTTCATTTATTACGTTACCTTCCTAGCATACTTCATCTTGATCTCATTAATTCTCTTAAGAGCAAGGGATTCCTGAGTGTCTGGGACAATCTCTGGAGTGATTTCATATTTACCTTTAAACCATTGTTTACCGAATAGCATATTCTCACCGTAGGATTCATCACTACGTAGGACTGAATTGGTATCACAATCTGGTAGGCTTTCCAAATAATATGATGAGTTATCAATATCTGCAAACCACCAGTAAGGAGGGTGCAGTCCCGCTTCAATAACACGGTAGATGTAATCTACATTCTCAAGGGAGTTCTGATATCTTTCATCGAAGTATCCAACGTTCTTAACAATCCCACGATAGAAATATTGAAATGAGCTAAGAGCATGGGGATAGAATGCTAATTTGATTCCATTCCCATACTCTAATTTAGCTCTGGGGGCGGGGGCTGAATCCGATTTCAGTGCGTTCAAGTCAGCTAATGTCTTAACATCGGCATTCACATCCTGCGCACGATTCAATGCACCCTGCAAGGCATAATTCATATGCCAGATTCCTGACGCTTCAGCAGACTTCAGATATGCTCCGAAGACTCCTGCGTCTTTAATAATCATATCATCTTCAATTAAGAATATATGTTCACAACCCTCGGACATAAGATGTCGCAAGGCACGGTTCTTTGCAACCGCCACATTAATTTTCTTACCAGTTTGAATTACTTTGGTAGATTCTGGGAAGTATTCATCTTCATTGAGAATACATCCACTATTTACAACGACCAATTCTCCTACACCCTTTGGAATAGTTGGGTAAGTCGCTTTTACTCTGTCTGGAGCATCACATGTGATGTATCCGATTCCTAATTTATTTTTCATATGTCCTAATAGTACTATAGTATAATTTGATAATCAAGTTATTTGTTATATTTATTGTAAAGTTCTAACAGTTTATCCTTGACTTCTTGGGAATAGTCTTCCAATTGCAGTTTATCTACGAATTTCATCATCATTTCTGAGATGTCAACGTTGCTACTGTAACTAATTCCTTCAACTTCATGTTCTGTTCTAAGAATATTCCATTTAACTTCCAATGGGTTCTTATCATAGACCTGAGTTTTCATCTTTTCAATGTCAGCTTCTTCCATTCCTTGTTTAATATCAACAGCAATGATGTTTCCTTCAACACTATCCAGCCGTAACTTATCGGATGGCATTTTAACATGCTTGGGAGACACGGTATTCTCAAAGAATTCGTAACTCATATCATCGATATCAACAAGATAATATCCCGGCATGTTGGAAGCTTCACCCCAATTGATTTGATATGGAGATCCAACGTAGATGATCTTAGATTTTAGATACTGGCGTTCATCCCGAAGGTGAAAATGTCCTGAGAAGGTGAGCTTCGCCTTATCTGTTAAAGACTTTGGCATTGTTTTTCCTTCTGCAATCTTTCCCGGCATCATTTTAAAGCCATTAATTTCTAAGTGACCGAAGATAATGTCGCATTTGTTACAGTCATCAAGGTCTTGACCCCAAGGAATGTATGTAACTGTCTTCGTTCCCATAGTAACCTGAGTCATTGAGTTTACAATGGTGACATTCTTCCGACCTTCAAAGATTGAAACTGAACTTACATCGGTTCTGTTGCGATAAAACAGATCATGGTTGCCTGTGATCATTACAATCTCAAAATCATTCCACAAATCCATTAATTGTCCTGCAACTGCGATGGTTTTCACTCCAATCTCATTTCGATTGTCAAAAAAGTCACCACACATGACGATTTTATCAATATCTTGGTCAATAAGTTCATTTCTCAACCATTTTCCCCAATCCAGAGTGATCTTATGCCAGTGTTCGCTATCACAATGACACCCCAGATGGAGATCTGATATGGTGCATACCTTATTCATAGACATATTCATCCGTTGACGCATCGGCATTGCCAATTGGCAGTCCGTGAAGTGCCAATTCATCATACATCTCTGTCTGATATTTGGTCACAGTCTCTTCAACACGCTTCTCTTTCTTGATTACATTGATGAAAGCACGACAGCAGATCTTTGTAAAGTATGCAAAGGGATTCCCTTTAGTCGGATCATACTTTTTCTGGTTCAATGCCTTGATCATTTTGAAATTACTATCGCTAATCATCTCATCTCGGTAGGTATAGTTGATGAAGTTGGGCATATATGCCACATGTTTTGATATATCATTAACCATATTACCAAGTTCTTCTGAGAAATCATCCGTATCGTAATATTCTAGGATCAATTCCTTAAATTTTACAGGATCTACGTAATGCTTCTTCTTTTTCTTAGCTTTCTTTTCAGGTGGGTTCTTTAATGTTTCTGATTTCATAATTTAGTTTCTCCGATAAGTATAACCTCTCTCTCTTGAAGAGATGTTTGTTTGAGTAATGTAGGTTGTCTGAAAAATCAAACACACGAAGGATGTTCTTGCTTAAGTGCAACCGTAATCCTCTACCAATACTCTGTATTAATTTCACCTTTGCCTTACCGGGAGTTGCAAAGATGATATTATGGATGTTCTTAATGTTAATTCCGGTTGAAAATATCTTAGAGATTGCGATGCAGATGACATTACTGTCTCGCTCCATCACTTCCCTAACCTCTTCTCGTTCTTTAACACCAACTTCTCCTTGAATAAAGTATATATTCTTACCTTTGGTGTTTTTCTTTAGGATTTCCTCTAGAAGTTCACCATGTATGATGCGATCTACCATGATTAGTGTATTACCTGAACGGCTCATAGCCATTTTTGCGATGAGATTGTTCCGATATTCATGTTCGATGACAAATTCCAACTCAGCTTGGTACTTTGTAGGGGTTGCATCTAATCTTTCATGCAGATCCATCAACGATTTGCCGTTGTAGTTGACCTTTATGATGTCAATCTTAGCTTCTGTAATGAATTTACCATCACGAAGTTCCTTAGAATCCTTTTCGTATAGGATTGGTCCTATTTTTCCAAGGACATTCCAGATATCAATAGTTTCTTCTGGCATTGTACCAGTGAATCCGAACCTATTAGCAGTAGGAACCTTATCAATGATCTTATTGATGCCATTGGACTTCTTTAAAATGTGTACTTCGTCTACCAGCAGGACATCTATCTTGGATAAAAACTTCAAATCACTGAGTTTACTCTGCAAAATTGACGCACTGGCTACAATTATCTGAGTATTGTTGAATTTATTGTCACCCGACCATTTGGATATCAATTTCTTAGGGAATCCATACTCTAGGAAGTCAGAATAGGTCTGTTCAACTAGCTGAAGGGTCGGTACAATGATTAAAAACCTGTCATCTTTCTTAGTTTCAAGTACAGTTTTAGCAAAAAGAGACATGATAAACGTTTTACCGCCACCAGTACCAACCAAAAGGTTCCCTCGTCCGAACTTAAGCATTCTGCGAACAGATGTTTCTTGATATTCATACGGTTCCATCCCCAAACTAGGCAAGGTTTCTTCATGAAATGGATATTGCGGGATAAGAGCCTCACGAAACTCGTCACTGTATTCATATTTTACAGGGGTTCCAAGCTTACCTATGATTCTCTTGATCTCTTTGAACATTCCTATTTCAAAACGACCACCATTAGTTATTGCGTAAATACGTGGGACAGTTCTGCCGATAGAACGTTCAATGTGGGCCGCATTTTTATTAGCAACCGACAGTTTCTCTCTAATCATTGGCAGTAAATCAGTCTTTATAAGTCCTTTATTTTTGCTATATATCTCAAATCTTACAGTCCTCATGCATCCAACTTCATATAATCCACGGCATTTTTTATGTCATTCCCAAAAAAGGCGACAAGTTTCTGCGTTTCTCTCAAAAAAGATATAATCTCCTTCAAGTCATCAATTCTTTCTTCCTTTGCGATGATGGCATTGCTGTTCGAAAGCTTCAATTGTTTCAATTCAGCCTCCGATGTTACCACCTTTAATCCACTTTGAATGATTTTGCGTTCAGTGGCTCGCAGTACTTCTAAATTCTTCTCTTCAGTCTTGAGATTATGCCTATATGCGTACAGTCTACCACACCACGAAGCTTTAATCGTGGAGGTTAGCATAGACTTCTCGCCAATGTTCATTACGTTTACCGTTACATCTTCAATATATTCATCTCTTAGCTGGGTTAATTCCTTGTATCCGTTCTGTGTCATCGTGTTATCCTTATGTATTTTATTCTAGCATATTATTTCATAATAATCAAGCTTTCTAGGTAAATATTTATAAGGACAAATTAATCCCACGAAAAAAAACTCAAAAAAAGTACTTGACTTTTGAATTTTTCGTGTTAATATTTCAGTATAATTGAATTAAATTAAATCTAACTTAATCTAATAAAGTAGTTAGATTAAAGTTGGTAAACGGAGTTTACAAAAAAAAGAATGAACAACTTAAAAATATATCCTGTATTAAATTAACTAAATGACCCTAGATTAGATTAAATTATGATTAAATATACTGGATAATATTAAGTATACTGGACCGAAAAACGAATGTCAAGTGGAAAAACTATCATTTTGGAAAATGAAAAGGAATGGAATGACAAAATTTGAAGAAACATATGAAAGGATAATGTATGAATCCTTTAATTCTACATATCCATATAAATGGACTAAGATGGATGAACGGAATGGTGAGGGTGAATTTACAGACGCATCTGGCAATACGATAGAGTTTGGTATAAACGATCATGGTGAAGATGGTGAGGGTTCATATGATGTTGCATTTCTTGCTAGGTCGGCAGATCTAAGATCTACATTCAACTTGACGGGAGCGTCTGATGGACTACGAGTATTTAGTACTGTCATTGCGATGATGGAAGATTATGTGTCTAGATATGAAGACCGTGTTCGTCTTATTGTCTTCGATGCTGATAGTGTTGATAAGAGTGGTGGGAAAGAGAGTGACACGAATAGAGGCAGATTATATGCACGAATGGTTAAGAAGCTTGTAGATCCTAATGTGTGGGATGTTGCATTCTATACACATAATGGACTTACTGAATTCCATCTCAGACATAAGAAAAATTCCCAAAGAACTAAGGATGAATTTAATGCAAAATATAATGAGGTAATGGAAGATATGACAGCAGGAGCGGGTGGAGCATTCGGTGGCGGTGAGTCAATCGGAGCATCATACAATCCAGATGGCGGTCCAATCAGTGGTGGTGATAATTACGCTACTGGTGATGCAAGGATGCCAAAAGTCATAGGAGCCAAAAGCGAAAAGAAGAAGAAAAAGAAGAAGAAGGGGAAGAAAGATCCAAAGTCTGTAAGTCCCGGCAAGATTGATTTTGCGGTTACACGAAGAACTTTCCCAAATATGTAATTGCATTTACTGCATTCTCCATAAGTAGTTACAAGGAGAAATTTATGAATGAAGATGAAATTTGGGCGGTTACTAAGATAACTGCTAGTGATGAGATGCCGGAATTAGAAGACGGTGAAATTGCTATTGGGGATGTTGCTTGGGATCAGTGTTACATACAGTATGATGAACCTCGATTGAAGAAGGTTTTACGAAAGTGTAGATGTTTTAGACCTTCGTATATAGGACCAGTGACATTGTATTGGAAGTGGGGTAAGGATAAACAAGCGGCAGAATCAATGTGTATACAATTTGATACTGAGTCTGAGATGTTATCCTATTTGAAAAAGAATAGACCATTAGTTTATACATTGACATATGTCAAGCCTTTTGATAGGTATATGGCTAGAGTATTTTCCACCAATGGTGAAGTGTTCTCATATAAATGGTATGATAAACTTTATGAGGTGGTTGGAATTAAATTGGGAAGGAGATAGTATGCCATCTAAATCAAAAACAAAAGGAAATGGGTTTGAAAGAGATGTCTGCAAGTATCTCAACGAATTAACAAAGCTAAATTTTACAAGGGTTCCAAATAGTGGAGCCTTTCTTGGTGGTAAAAACCAAGTTCGTGTGGGAAATTTAACAGAAGGACAGACTCAAATATTCGATGGAGATATCATTACGCCAGATGAATGGAAGGATTGGTCATTGGAATGTAAATTCTACAAAGACCTTGCATGGAAGAAATTGTTTCAACCAGAAGGAATAGCTCAACTTAATGGTTGGATAGAGCAGTCTAAGATAACGAGCAAACCGTATTGGATGGTGATCTTCAAGATTAACAATGCGGGAGCGTATATTGTATTGGATAAGAAGACAGTTAGGGAATTTAAATTCAAACTGCCAGATTGTTCAATGAACTATCGCAAACATTATGTCATCGTTGACATGAAAATATTTTTAAGTGAGAATCACACGAGGTTTAATAAATGAAGATAACAGGAACAGACAGAGATAGTAAATGCATGTATTGCGATAGTAAAGCCTATGGAAAGTCTTGTCCATATGGACCGCAAAGACTTCATGTTCATGTAGACGACCCTCGTCGTTGCGTATGGTGCGGGTCAACCTGTACTGGTACTGGATGCCCATACAATCCATTCGGAAAGATCCACCAAAAAGGTATAGCCTACAATCCAATCATGGTAGAAGCATTGGAAGATGGTATTGTTCAGGGGCTGATTATGCAGAAACTGGCACAACCTATCAATGAGACTCATGCCTATAAGCTTGGATTGATTGACGAACAGGGTAATGCCATTCGTGAACCAGACAACCTAGAAGAACGCAAAGCACTGACCGGAGTTGATAAATATCTGATCCGTGTGAAAAATTTAATGCAGGAAAAGCTTGATATTCTAAACATTTCATTGTACTATGAAAACAAAGAAGTGGATTCTATTGAGGATATTGAACAGCTTTACCCGATAGAATTACAATGTAAGGATGACATTCAGGAATGTATTTCAAAACTTACATCCGTGGCTGAAGAGTATTCGTCAAAGGGCATATCCACTTCTAAATTCGAACAAATGATAATCGAATCGTTGTTAAATGCACGGAAGAATTAATATATACGAAGACGAACATTACAAATTCGTGGACTTCTCTGGTATCCTAATGGATATCAGAGAGTCTTTCTTGGAAGACATATTACATCTGCAAAAAGAACACCCCCTCAAAATAACCAAAGCGTTCAATGCTAGATATCTGAAACACGCTACCTTGGCTGAGATCCTGAAATCATACGTCTACGTTGATCAGAAGCGAACCAATGCCATAATAATTCCAAAACATATTGAGTTCACGAGCGGTGGGCTTATTTCAGATGATGACATATTTATCAGTAAATGTATTGGAGTGATAGATAGAACAAAACGAGACTTACCGTTGGCAATTAAAAAAGTTGACTGTAAGTTTTCAGAGTTTGGGAATTATATACACACTGGAGAAGGTGAGGAATTCCTTCTGCAAGTTGAGTGTGACCGAGAGAAGTTGAAAAATCAGGTGAGTAGCTTCCAGAAGTTCAAGAAGTTTGCAAAAAAAGAAGGATTGATCGACATCACCGACAATTTAATTGATAAAATAGAATTTAAACGCCTTTTCATGGGCTAAATACTTATAAGGAGAAATTACATGAAATTTGAAGATAAAATCAATGACGTAGTAGAGAAGTTGGATGAAAATATTCCAGCCCCTCAAACCATGGGCGTACCACAAGCTCAAAATCCAGCAGGAGTTAATCCTACAGGACAAGCACCAACGGGTGCGCAGTCACCAGCGGGTGAAATCACTGCCGAAGGTATGCTAGATTGGATGGGAAGACAAGATCCTAAAGTAGTTGCAGAATATGAAAAACTACAGGGCGATGAGAAGTATCAGGCGATTGCATCAGCAATGCAAGCAGAGCAGGGCAATGTTCCTAATTCTCAAACCAATCCAAATGCTCCATCCAATGGAACACAAACCACTTCAGCGGCACCAGCTTCAACGAATACGTCTGGAACTATGGGTGCAGGGAGTGTACAGGTATAATTATGAATAAATTTGAAGAACTATTAGCAGAGAAGAATAAGGAATATGGCGTAATTTCCGAAATGGATGCCAATAACGGTGGAGCTATAGGCGATGGACAGTCTATGGATAGTGAAATGCCGATGGAAGATCCTTCTATGGACGCATCTCCTAATCCAGAGCAGGGTGCAACCACTGAAGAACCTGAATACACCAAGCCTTATAAGGAATTGGCAGTACTATGTTATCATGCATTAACAACCAACTACGACGATGTTGAAGAAAGTCTACGAAATAAGCTAGACAATCTTGATCCAGAGCATGTGAAGAGTGATCATGAAGGTACAATGATCCTCCAAACTATTGAAAACATTTTGGAGAAGAATGTTAAGGAATCAGTTCCAGAAGACGGTGTGATGGACAGTCAAGGACCGGCAGTTTAGTAAATTAATTGATAAAAAACTTGAATTGGAGGGTTCAATGTGTTAGATTGTGATTCACAACAAAGGAAAATTATGAAGATATTGTTATTTGACATTGAAACATCTCCTCTTCTCGCAAACGTGTGGAGTTTATGGAGCGAAGCGAAAAGTATGAAGATGATTGACGTAGATTGGTACGTTCTCACTTGGTCAGCGAAATGGCTCGATAGTAATAAGACAATTACCAAAGCACTACCCGATTATAAGAAGACTTTTAAGAAGAACCAACAGGATGATAGCGCATTATTGCGTGACATTTGGAAACTTCTTGATGAGGCAGATATCGTTGTTGGGCATAATGCTCAAAAGTTTGACGTAAAGAAACTTAACGCAAGATTCTTAGTCAATGGAATGATGCCACCATCCCCGTATCGTATGATTGATACTCTTAAACAAGCAAAAGCACACTTTGCATTCACTTCAAACAAACTTGACACTCTTGGAGAAATTCTAGGTCTAGGTCGTAAGGTTGATACTGGTGGATTCGAGCTTTGGAGAGGTTGTATGAACAACGATTCTAAGTGTTGGAAGAAAATGTGCAAGTATAATGAACAAGATGTACTCCTTCTGGAGAAAGTTTATCTTAAACTGCGTCCGTT